CTCATTGCGCCACCATGCCTCAGAAATCGTGTTGGTCTTGACAAATGCGATCTCCAACTTCTTCCGTAGGGGAAGAGCCGCATTCATCTCAATGAATGCAACCGTAGTGGGATCATCCTCAAAGGCTGCATGTATTACAGCAACCTTCTCAGTTGTCTTACCCAACAGGGTATTTGTTAGTGCGTCAATCTTATCCATAAAACCCATCCTCTGTGAAGTAACCAATTCCTTTATTGGCATCTATCTCATTCCCAACCACCCAAGTAGTAGAGTCGTTGTCCCACCGAACCTTGACTTCTTTGTTAGCAAGGTTGGCATTGAAAGTCATCTCAACAACCTCACCTTCCCACAGGGGCTCGTAACCACCAAAGTTCCCGATGATCTTCGTACCTAGTGTCAGTTCCATAACAACCTCTTTCTCTCTGATTATATCTAATATTAACATAGTCAGAGAACTTTGTCAAGAAGAAAATGCATTTATTTTTGGCGGTCCCTATAGGATTCGAACCTATGACCCACAGCTTAGAAGGCTGTTGCTCTATCCAACTGAGCTAAGGAACCATTATTTCTCAGTTTAACTTTGAAGCCCAAAACTTGCGAGTAATGGGTTCGAGAACGCCATCAGCAATAAGTTCATACTTATTAAGACCAAAGGCTTCTTCGGCGAAGTCGATAATATCTTCCCACACAGAGAGTTCGAAGTCCGTCATACAGGATAAAAAATCATCCATAGCTTTGACATTAGCTAATCCTTCTTCAAGGAATTCACCAAGTGTTTTAGTCATCATATATCTCCTTAGTGTACCGTTTGAATATCGAGACCGAGTTTTTGACCAGCATACTGACCAAACAGTTTGAACACATCACCGTGATTTACAGTCATGCATTCTTGAATCTGATAAGCATGGATCATCTCATGAGCGAGAATGGTACGAAACGATTCGTATGATTCAAACTCATCAGTCAGACCAAGAATGGTGCCTCGACCATCCTCTTCATCTACACAATAGCCCCACTCAGCGTCGAGGAAATCGATGTCGAGTTCGATGGCATCAATATCAAGAAGACCTTCAAACATCTCCTCGTTGAGAACGCTCATCTCTTTCAGAACGATTTCTTCGGTGACTTCGAACAGACCCCAGTCTGCTGCGGTGATGGTAAGTTCTTTCATTTCTCTCTCTTTCTGATTATATCCCATATTACCATATGGAATAGGATTTGTCAACTAAAATCGACTCGGAATCCAAGAAAAGTTGGTATCATCTAACCAACGCCATTCACCTGTTTTCAGTGATTTTATAGGGGGGAGTTTGGGTTTAGGATTCATACTCACAATACCGGGGGGGAGCTCTAGGACTTCCCATTTGTCACCATGCTCACGGATACGATTCTTACCCTTAAGGGTAAGACCTTTGAGGGTCAGGATCATTAGACACGCTCCATTTCAAATAGTTCCATTCCGCTGAACAGGGTGAAACCATCCATATCAGGGATTTTGACCATCACTTCAAGGTCAATACCAGCCTTGGTACGAACATTCTCAATGCGACCCCTACCAATGGGCGTGTTGATGAAATCACCTTCGGCACCCCAAAGGTCTTCCATAAAGGTCTTGAGTTCTGGTGTAATCGTGGTCATAACGTCTTCCTTTTCTCAGTTTATACCTTAGTATACACCATAGAAAAGGGTTTGTCAACAGTTAATTTAGAAACCCTTGGGTTTTCTTGTAATACCACGTTTCTTCATCTCTATCTCAATCCACTGGTTGGCACGGGTGTTTCTAACCTTTTTACCTAGTAGACGCTTAACTTCCTTGAAGGTTTCCATCTCAATATTCTCATCTGGTTTGTTGTTGTCAACAATGACCATAGTGCCTCTGAACAGGGAGCTAAACTTACCGATATTACCCTGTACTTGTTTCCAGCTGGTAATGGCAACATCTTCTGGCACAGTGCGCTCACGCTTAGCATTACGCTCCAATGCAACCTCAATTGAGGTGTTAACGAATATCATATGGGTGTCGTATCCCAATGCTTCTAGGTCTGCCTTCTGTTGCCGAATCTTGTCGTATTCCTTACCAGTGCCGTCAATTACCATACCGATACGTCCTTCGATATAGTTCTTTTGACGAGCAGAAGTGACTTTCTTTGCCCGGGCCCGTTGCCTCTGATTTTCGTCCCATTCCTCTGGTGGCATCTTCAATGAGAGACCAGCATCTTTGAGATACTTCTCAAACACGTCATCAGAGTTTACGACACGCAATCCTGTCCCACCAGTGGAGTACCGGACAACGTATGATTTACCGCTGCCCGGTCCACCTGCAAGGAAGAACGCTTTAAATATATTGGGGTCTTGAAGACCTTCCTGTAGTTCGTGATATGTCTTCATTGTCATTATGTCCTTGTTTTCTATATCCTGCAGCTTCTATAATGTATTTATCACTCTCTGAAAGTGGTCTATAATCTGGAGTACGCTCTTGTGTCTGGAAGGTCATCTTCTTGATGCGTTGTCTGGTCTTAGCCATTTTTAATTCCTTTTGCTGTTTGTGTTGGGATATAGAGGTGTTTGGAATGGACTTCTCCTTATGTTAATTTGCCCATGGCGTCTTTAATGACGTTCATAGACATTGTGTGTTTATTTTCACCAATAAGAAAATCATGACGTAAATTCTTGACAAGAAATTTACCATTATATAGCATATCTTCTGGTTCGTTCTTGGTGGTTTGGTATGCAGCAACACTAGGTATTATAATCTTTACAATGTCACCTGCCTTGACAATAGTAGTACCAACAACATTAATACTCAGCTGTAATCCAGAGTTTAACATTGCTAATTGTGAACGCCTAGACTGCAATGTGTTTAATTCGTTTCCACTATATGTATATTGATAATATTCATCCTCAAACCCTTGATCTCCTCCAATACCCACAGTAGGTTTTAGATATTGTGCAGAAGGATGGGATGATACACTCTTTCCATCGGGGTCAGTAATTGCAAGGGGGGTTGGTCCAAGATGTTGTTCCTTAAAGAAATTATCACTATACTTATATGTATGTTTTTTATAACTTTTGGATATGACATCGTGAACAAGTAGTTCAGATGAAAATATACCAGCTGCATAATTATACACAGTATCAGGAGAACTAGTTATTGTGTATGCTTCGATTGTACCTAACTCTGCCATAATATCTTTCACACCATTTTTTGTTCTTGTTCCTGCCACAGTAGATTCGTATGTCATAACAGGTTCTTCAGAGTACATATCTCCTAGAGTTTTGAAGTTGAACCCGCTAGTGCTTTCCCAGAAAAAATACGTTGCATCATTGTATTTTCTTGATATAGCTTTATTCGTTGCGATAGATATCACATCAAGAGGTTTTATATTTGGTGCATTTATTTTTTTGTTGTCAGCACTAGGCTGAATGTTCATAGCCTTATCACTGTCTAGATCAGTCTTCAACATCATTTGAACAATCTCTGAGTATGACCCCACTAAAGTTCTTCTAACTCTGGCTTGTTGATTGAGTATAAATTCTCTTGAACAAAATGACATGGTTGTTACTTGAACACCATTACCAACATTCTCTCTATCATCGACCGCTATAATCATTAATGGATTTTTTGTGAAGTCAATTGTGTTCTCACCACCACTCAAATTTGGTGTTGCAATTTTGAGTCTCAAATATTCTTGTCCAATGATGGGGCCAAGTGATGCAAGGTTATAAGAATCTTGGATTGAAATTGTCCCCGTTATGGTAAATTGACCTATGTTCTCAAATATAGTGAGTCCTATAATGGCAGCGGTTAAGTTATGTAATACTCCATCAGCTAGTATTAAATCACATTGCAAGAGGTTAAACTCACCGCCATTTTTAAGTTCTTTTTTTGCCACTTAATTAATCCTTTGTATTGGTAACCAGTGCTTCAAACTCCTCAACAAATTGTTCCAGATATATGGGGTCCAGCAGTCGTATCTTTCTAATTTCATCCTGTTTCAATTCCTCATATTCCCTATTCGTAATCAATGTTGCATCTGCAATGGTATCTCCATTAATGTCTATATTGGAAATACCAATATCTATCTTTTTTGTGATATCACCAGATACTTGATTAATTTCATAGTGATGTGTTGCATTCATATCGTCGTACCTTTCGGCAATATGTGCAAGGAACTGACGAGTGTTCATTGGCCACTGATGATACCTGTCTGTGATATTATTGACTAACAGAATGACCCAATGATACTCTGCATCACCATAATACTTATGTGCAATCATTTCTGGTGTCTCACCATTCCTAACATCATATGTATCATATAACGCAGTCACAGACCTTGCTTTACTGTGCAATGCTACTCTTTTGAGTAAATGCGTAACTACCTTGAATTGTCCGTTGCCGACAGAATCATAGTAAATAAGAGGAAATTGATTAAAATACATATTAGTAGTTGTCCTTCACATTTGCTCGATCCATAATTTCAATTTCTTGGAAAGATAAGGTGATGGTTGTTTTTTGAGGTGGCGCTCCAGTTTCATCAACATCGTATGTTACGAATTTATCTCCACCATAACTAACGTCCATTCCTTTTAGATAACATTTACCAATCTTATTGAGATAATTATTTTGTGCATTTATATGCATATACTGAATTGAAAATACATCAGGTATTGACATTTCTCTTGTACTACCAGCAACCTTAAACTCTGGCGTCATCCCCAGTTTAAATTGTTCTATAATCTTATGCACTATGCTTGATTCCGGTGCATCCTTGGGAATGAATGTGAAAGTAAAGGAAAATGACCTTCTACCAATGCCCTTAAAAAACATTTCTGTTCTAGGTGTAATAATGCTTCCTGTTGCCATTGCAAATGTTTCAGCAGCACCTTCAACGCCGGGGACTTTAGAAATAGCATCTAGTGCAACATTCTTTACTATACTTTTTCCACTACTTTTGGCTGCTCTCATAGCAGAATTAAATCCCAAAGTTCCACTCTGATATTCTTTAAATAGACCAAAGAGTGCTTCTGACAATATACCAACCTCACCCTCAGAATAATCCATTGCATAACTTACATTAACTGCTGGGGGCATATATAGTCCAATAAATGTTCCGGTTTTCTGGACATTCATGCTTTGTAATGCGATTGAAGTGGACGTTCCACCCTTACCAGCACCCCCTCCATCTGTCTGCTTTGCTCTCCAAGCTTGATCTGATTTGTTTTGAGCAGCAAATGTTGCAGCCTCATCTACAACTTGACCGCCGGGCCCAAAGTTTATTATAGGGTCAACTGTTGGTCCTTTTTTTTGTGTCTTTATCTTTGCACCCGTTACAGAATGTCGAGCAAAAAGAATATAACTTGCTTGGTGCATGTTAGTACCAACATCAGATGGATATAGAAGAATACCAGGCTCTTGTTTTTTGTATCCAGTTTGAAGGGGACTAGATGTAGAACTAGAGGTTGAACCACCAAGACCTGACCTAGCAGTGTTAGCAACAGAAGTAACTGCTTGTTGGGCATATCCTACCGCAGCATTCTTTGCTATATTTACGAAAGCATCTCTTAATCCCATGTCTAAATATCCTTATACTCTATATTGGAACTATTTATAACAAATGTCATACAAAGGTCGATACACACCAAGGAAACCCAAAAAATATAAGGGTGATCCACGGAACATAATTTATCGTTCTCTCTGGGAACGTAAGTTTATGGTGTACTGTGACAACAGCGCATCCATAATTGAGTGGGGTAGTGAAGAGATCATTATACCCTATTTATCACCCAAGGATGGGCGTATGCACAGATATTTCCCAGATTTCTACATCAAAGTCAAACAGGCTGATGGTGGAATCAAGAAGATGGTTATAGAGGTGAAACCCAAGGTGCAGTGCAAACCACCCAAGGAACCCAAAAGACGCACTAGACGATGGATGAATGAGGTTGTAACATATAGTGTGAATGATGCAAAGTGGAGATATGCTACAGAATGGTGTGCAGATAATGGTATGGAGTTTAAAATTTTAACTGAAGATCATCTGGGTATTTCGTATAAATAGACGAAAGAGAGATTATAAGGACACACCTATGCTTGGATTTAATCAATATATTGCAGAAGACTCTCTAAACGAAAGTGCTTTAAGCGCTTTGAGAGTTGCTACTAAGGCACACAAAGGTCAGTTTAGAAAAAGTGGCGGAGAATATATTGAACATCCCAAAGAAGTTGCGAGGTTTGTTAAACAGTTTAAAAAATCTAATAACTTGGATGCCTTGATATCGGCTGCGTACTTGCACGATACGTTAGAGGATACTGATACGACATACGATGACTTAGTTAAGCAATTTGGTAGTCTTGTTGCTGGAATGGTAAAGGATTTAACATCGGACAAGGAAGCACTAGAAAAGGTGGGTAAGGGTGAATATATCGCTAACAAAATGGCTAAAATGTCTAGTTGGTCGTTAGTAGTAAAATTAGCAGATCGTTTAGCTAACGTCCAAGATATTGATACCAGACCACCAGAATTTCAAAAAAAATACGCTCAAGATACGACAACAGCTATACAAAGGCTCAAAACAGACAGATATCTTAGCAGAACACACAAGAAGATTATTGCTGCAATTGAAGACAAAATAAAAGAATATGTATAAATAATACTATGGCAAGAGCTCCCAGTAAATATATGCAAGCAGTTAAAGATGAGGCGAAAGGTCGTCCAAAGTCAACTGCATGGTATAAAGAAAAAATTAAAGAATTCGGTACACCCGGCACACTTGATCTTATAAGAGATGGTAAGAGAAACAACAAACCATTCTATGGTAGATTGAATATGTTTATGTATGATCCCAAGTTCAAGAAGAAACTGCCATACTATGACACGTTTCCATTGGTATTACCACTAGAAATGTATTCAGATGGGTTTCTCGGTATCAACTTGCATTACCTACCCATTCCACTACGAATTAAGTTGTTGGATCGTTTAGTGGATTATTCAAACAATACCGCATTTGATGAATCAACAAAACTTATTGTTGATTATCAAAAACTAAAGAACGTGAGACTCATCAGACCAACCATACACAAATACCTTGCTGGACAAACCAAGTCACAGTTTCGTAGGATTGATGCAGACGAATTTACGATTGCAACTCTACTACCTGTGCAGAGGTTTAAAAAGTCATCTGCATCAGAGGTATGGAAAGATTCGAGGGCAATGATCTAATGGCAACACTAGCAAATTTTGCAGAATCCACTGCATTTGGCGTATTAAACAATTTTCTATCAGAGTTTCATAGTGACAATGGCTATGCACTTCCAAGTCATTATGATGTTGTTATCACATCCCCCGGAGAAGGAGATTCTAGGAAGATTTCTCTGCGATGTGAATCTGTTGACTTACCCGGCCGGGCACTCAATACATCACCAGATTCTAACATGTATGGTATTGCACCAGAGATCGTTGATGGTATCACATTTGGCGGCACACTCGCTATGTCCTTTCAAGCAAGTAGCGACCTAGAGGAAAGAGTATTCTTTGAGAGTTGGCAAGAGATGGCATGGAACAGAGGAACATGGAATGTTAAGTATTATAGAGATTATGTTAAAGAAGTAGAAATCTATGTTCTTGATCAAAAAAATACTAGACGTTATGGAATTAAACTCATGGAGTGTTTCCCAAAAGAGATTGGCCCATCAAGTTTAGATGGAGGTCCATCAAGCGACATTATAAAGATACCTGTTACTATGCAATATAAATATTGGGAAACTCTTGATATTAATAACCAACCACCTAACCTTATGGAGAAGGTTCTTGATACAGTAATCACAGGTGCAGAACGAACAATTAATGCGAACATACCAAAGGTGTTGAGCAGATTATGATAAAGGATGATAAATTATGGCATTACCTAAATTACAAGTCTCAGAATACAGACTGACACTACCATCAACACAGGAGGAAATTAAATACCGACCATTCTTAGTCAAGGAACAAAAGATTTTGATGATTGCTCAAGAATCTGGTGAAGAATCTCAGATTGCTGATGCTATTGGTCAATTAGTGACAAACTGCACCTTCGGCAGTATAGATGTTAATATCAACCCAATGTTTGATATTGAATATGTATTTCTACAATTGAGAGCAAAATCTGCTGGCGCTAAAGTGAAACTTAACGTGACATGTCCAGATGATGGAGAAACTAAAGTTGAAACTGAGGTTGACTTATCGGAGATAACGGTGCAAATGAGTTTAGAACATTCTCAGGAAGTTGCACTTACAGAAGATATTAAGCTAGGGTTACGTTATCCCGTTTTGAAAGACATGAAAAACTTAGATATAAATCTTTCTGATTTTGAAAGAAGTATAATTATGTTTCATGGGTGTGTTGACTATGTTATAAACGGGGAGGAAACTATAAGTAGGATTGATATGACAAGAGATGAAATTGCTGATTTTATTGATTCATTTAATACGGAACAACTAGAAAATGTGTTAAAGTTTTTTGAAACGATGCCGAAGCTAAGACATGTTATTGATGTTGTTAATCCTAACACGAAAGTAAAGGGTGAAGTATTATTGGAG